TCTTGCAACAGCAGGAGACATCGTTGCTGATCCGTCTGCACCAGAGGCGTTTGTGGAAGGAATTATGGAAGGTAAGGAATGGATTTGGGATAACGGAATTCTTAGGGAATCCGAAGTCGCACGAATCGAAAGACTTGCTTCCGAAAATAAACAACTCGAAGCGTTCGAGGCGTTCCTTTCAAAACTCTAATTTTATAAATATAATTAATCAAAACTTTACAAGGAGACTTAAAATGTCTGAAGAAACTAAAGAAATGGATGAATTGGAAGAAGCTTCTGCAAAAGTCAATAAGATTGATGCAGGAGATGATGAGCAGAAAGATCCAGATATGGATAAAGCTGTTAAGAAGGCATCTGACAATAAAGCCAAAGGAAAAGCCGAATCTGCAAAAGTAAAAGCAGAATCAAAAGTCAAAGAAGATGACGATGAAGAAGAAGATGATGAGGGTGAGGAAGAAGAAGAGCAGACTAAAAAGGAAGCTCTAGAAGTTCCTAAACTTAAATCAGAAATTCTTGCTGGTCTAGTCGATCACTTAAAAGGTCTTAAAAAAGAAGATCTTTCTAAAATCTATGGTTCACAAATCATAGGTGAAGAAGAAGGTGATGAGGAAGAAGATGACGATGAGGAAGAAGCAGAAGAATCAAAGAAAGTTAAAGAATCCATCGATCAAAAGATTGATGAACTAGATGTCTCAGGAGATGTTGAAGCATTAGTTGATGGAGAAGAACTTTCAGAAGAATTCAAGACAAAAGCTGCAACAATTTTTGAGTCTGCAATTAAGTCAAAGGTTCGTTCTGAGTTGGAAAAGATTCAGGAAGAAAACGACAAGCAGATGAAAGAACTAGCAGAAACCTCAATGACTTCTATGGTTGAGAAGGTCGATGACTATCTTAACTATGTTGTTGAGCAATGGATGTCTGAAAACGAACTTGCTATTGAGCGTGGACTCAAAGGTGAGATCGCAGAAGATTTCATAAGTGGTCTAAAAGGTTTATTTGAAGATCACTATATTGATGTTCCAGATGAGAAGTATGACATTCTGGAAGCCAATTTATCGAAAATCGAAGAATTGGAAGAAAAACTAAACAAGCAGATGGAAGAAAATGTCCAGTTGAAAAAGGCAAAAGGTGAACTTGTAAAAGAGTCCATGATTGCTGATATTGCTGATGGGATGACTGATACTGAAACTGAGAAGTTCCAAAGTCTGGTTGATGATGTTGAGTTTTCCGATGAGGGATCTTATAAAGAGAAACTTCAAACAATTAAGGAAAGCTACTTTGGTGAGAAAGAAGTAAAAGCTCAAGATGAGACTCTTACTGAAGAAACCAAAGATGAGACAGTTCAAGAATATTCTGGTGATATGGCAAAGTATATGTCCGCTATCAAAAAGGATAATTCTCGAGCAAAAAAATAATATCTGAAAACTTTTTAAAGGAGTAAATATGTTTAATTCAGAAGCTCTACAAGAAAAGTGGCAACCAGTTTTGAATCATCCCGATCTACCACAGATCAACGATTCGTACAAACGTGCAGTTACCGCTGTTATCTTGGAGAACCAAGAAAAAGAACTTAAAGAGTCAAAATCCTTCTTGGCAGAAGCCGAGATGTCTACCGCGGATGCAGTAGCCAACTGGGATCCAGTTTTGATCTCTTTAGTTCGTAGATCTATGCCTAATTTGATGGCATACGATATTTGTGGTGTGCAACCAATGAGTGGCCCCACAGGACTTATTTTTGCAATGAAAGCAAGAATGGGTGAAGGTGCAACATCCGTTGGTGAAGCACTTTTTGATGAAGCAGATACATCTGATTCAAACTCAACACTATCTGGATCACAAGCTGGTACAGAGCCTGGTGTTCTTAACGATTCTGGTGCAGCTACTCCAGCAACCACTTTGGCAGCTGATCCTGACATTTGGGGTCAATCTTCAAGTGGCCCAACTGGTTCTGATGCTGGTGCTTATACTGTAAAAGGTGGTGACACAACTGCTGCCGGTGAAGCTTATGGAGCTTCTGGTGGTACTGCTTTCCAAGATATGGGATTCACCATTGAGAAAGCAACTGTTACTGCTAGGACACGTGCGTTACGTGCTGCCTACACAATGGAACTTGCACAAGACTTAAAAGCAATTCATGGTCTTGATGCAGAATCCGAATTGTCAAATATTCTTAGCACAGAGATTCTTGCTGAGATCAATCGTGAGGTAGTTCGTACTATCTACGTTACAGCAAAAAAGGGATGTCAAACATCTGCTTCTGCTGGTATCTTCAACTTAGACACAGACTCTAATGGTCGTTGGTCAGTTGAAAAATTTAAAGGTCTAATGTTCCAGATCGAGCGTGATTGTAACGATATTGGAATCTTGACCCGCAGAGGAAAAGGAAACATTCTAGTTTGTTCTGCTGATGTTGCATCTGCCCTTTCAATGGCTGGTGTTCTTGACATCGGAGGAGGAGCAAATGGTTCAGGTAACATGAATGTTGATCCTAGTCCAGAAGGAAGTACTTTCGCAGGAACAATTAATGGTCGTATTAAAGTTTATGTCGATCCTTATAACTCCGTTGTAAGTGCAAGTGCTGCTAATAACTGGTATGTTGCTGGTTATCGTGGTTCTAATGCTTACGATGCAGGATTGTTCTATTGCCCATACGTTCCATTGCAAATGGTTCGTGCGGTTTCGGAATCAACTTTCCAACCTCGCATTGCATTTAAGACACGTTACGGAATGGCAGTTAATCCGATGTCAGAGACATCAGCTGCAATTTCTGCTGCGTCACAACCTTTCACACCAGATAGTAACACTTACTATCGCAGAGTTCGTGTAAGTAACTTGATGTAATCACATCTTTTAGAGGGGAATCGTTTTTTCCCCTCTAACCCCTTTATTATAAATTCAACCTATATCGAGAAAAATTTATGTTAGATCAAATCTCAGGGTGGATTAAACAAGTAACAAACATAGGATTAGGGCTTATTGCTCTAGGTGTTGTTCTCCAAATTTTATTTGGTGCAGCGGTTCCATTCTTAGGTTTGGATGTAGTCGGTTCAGTAGTAAGTCTTGTAAAAGCCTTAGGTTCTGAAGGACTCGTTGGTTTAGTCGCCATTTGGGTACTTTGGGGTATCTACTCTAAGTAATAGCCCGATTTATTAATATAGGGGGGGATGGATTCTCCCCTATTTTCCTTCCTTATAAATACTAGTGTAATAATAACAACAGATAATTATGGCAGACACTAGTCAACCCACAGTATTAGATTACGCAACACAAACTCAATGGAGACTTGCGTTTAATCGTATTCCAAAAACAACTTGGTTTTGCACAGCCGCAAACATTCCAGGCATAACTTTAGGAGAATCAACATTTCCTACACCTATGGCAGATATGTTTATTGCTGGGGATAAACTTACATTTGATACACTAAACATAACTTTTTTAGTTGATGAGGAACTTCAGAACTATAGAGAGATATGGGAATGGATTGTGGGAATTGGAGCACCAACACAACATCCACAATGGACTGAAACATTAACTAAAGGGGATGGTCTTACAACAACTTTTTCCTCAATAGGTTCAGGTGATGAACTTGACCCTAGAACAGCTGCAGTAACAAAAGCAACATCTACTGAAAAGAATTTATATTCTGATGCAAATTTAATCATTTATAGTTCTAAGAATACTCCTAAAGTAGAAGTTAAGTTTAAGGATATGTTTCCTACATCATTATCTGGATTGGATTATTCACAGGAAGCAACAGATGTTGAATATTTTAAAGCAACTGCAACATTTAGGTATCTTTATTATGAATTTGAAACCTCCGCATGATAAATACAAATAAGTAGCCTAAACATAAACTTTAATTAAAGTGAGTCCACTTGATTAGGCTGTGTGACAATATAGCTAACCATGTTTGGGCTACTACTTTAAACTTGACTTTTCCATTTTAATATGGTACTATGAGTATGTCGAGTTTCTAGTAACTGAATCTATAGAATAAGTAACTATGACTTTATCAGAAATACAAGAAATG